GGGGTCTATGTCAGTGGCCGGGCAGATATGCCGGAGGGCGTAGGCCGAGCGGACGGCAGGGCTGACGACATCTTCCAGCTCATAGTTGAGCGTCTGGCCGTCGGCGAGCGTAGCGGTAACGGGCAGACCGTTGCGCTGCGCCAGGGCGAACACGCCGGCGGCGGAGCCCAGGACAATGACAGCAATGTCGAGTAGTGTCTGGCGGTCGTTAACTGTTATCTGCATAGCTTATGAAATTTGCACCACGCCGTCGGGCGACAGTGTGAGGTTAGAGACATCGAGGCCGCAGGCGCGGAGCATCTTTTTAGCGTTGCCGGGCCAGAACGGGTCAGGCTCCCCGGCGAGCATAAGGGGAGCTTCGGCACCGAGGAGGGGGTGTTCCTTGAACTCGCCGCGACAGGAGCGCAACACCAGTTCGGCGATGAAGCCTGAGGCATCGGCGACGACAGCGGCGGAGCGCTCTACAAGGAGGTCGCCGGTGTTAATATCAATCTGCAAACCGTTCATTGCTTAATTTTGGTGTTTTCGTAATCGCCGCGTTTTGTCGTTGTGAGCTGAGCGCCGAACCAAGAGGCGGCGGCAGTTTTGAGCGCCGCGCCACCGTCCTGAGGTGCCGGGGTCCAGCCGGACATCGCGGTTTTTAACTTGTTAATGTCGTTTTCAATCAGGTTAAGGCGTTTAGTCAGATCCTCAATTTTTATAAGGCCGCCGAGGTCGCCGCCGTTAAAAATGATGTTTTCGCGGTTAATGTCGGCTGACATCTTTTCGGTTTTGATGCGGAGGCCGTCGGCGTCCATGACGGCGGAGGTGTCGCCGATCACAATTTCGGCAGACTCAATTTTTTCAGTGAGCAGCACCACGCCGGCGGCGCCGTCTGCGACAAACCCGACGACCACAAACGACCCTTTTTCCGGGAACAGGCAAAAGCCATAGTCAGCCTCCTGGTTAGCCTGGAGATTGACACCGAGCAGGGGCGCGCCCTCATTTATGGGGGTGCAGTCAATGGTGCGGGCGTTTTTGTCTACTTCGTCCACGGTGCACACCAGGGCGACCGTTTCGCCGTCGGGCTGTGCAAGCTGCCGGATAATGTTTCGTAAGTCTGACATAACATTAAGAATTAAGCGACGCGGAGACCGAGGGTTATTTCCTGACGGAAGCCGCCGTCGCCGTATTTGATCACTACTTTTTTAACCTGGTACACGCCCATTTTTGTGCCGTCGATAATTAAGCCGATAGCGTCGAGAGGGTCCACGAGCTTATAACCGAAAGTTGTAAAAGAGCCGGTGAGACCGTCGCGTTTCAGGCGTTTTATTTCCTGCTGGGCCCAGGCTTTCAACTCGCTTTCGGTTTTGTTGTAGGTGTGCAGGGTGCGGTGTTCGCCGTCGCTGTCGCCGACCTCAACCTTGATTTTTTTATTATTAGGCATGAGGCTGACAGCCTTAACGCGCAGACGCATGTTTTCTGCCTTTTGCTGCTGGAGGCTCTGGTCTGAAATGATGTTAAGCCCGGTTTTGAACACTTGCGCCGGGGTGCTGTCCCGTTCAAAGAGCACTCCGCAGTAAAGCACCGGCTCGCCGTCCTCATAGCGGAAAAATGAGCGGACGCCCTGTTCCGACAGTTTGCCGAGCAGAGAGGCCACGGTGTCAGCGGTAACGCGGTAAGCTCCGAGCGACTGTTCCCCCATGATGTTGAGGCGGTGGGTAATTCCCTGGTCCTTGAGCAATGTTTCGAGGGTAACGGAACGGTAAGCCTTTTTGACCGCCGGCATCTGTTTGAGCTTGAACATGTCGTCCTCGCAGGTAATGACCACGGGCGTTTTGAAGCCGACATCGCGCACCCAGCCGACAAAAGCCAGCTGGAGGTTGTCGTCGTAGCCCAGGGATATGCGCACACTGTCGCCGCGATGCACCGGAATTTCAGCCGAGCCGTCCCACTTCATTTTTTTAGGCAGGGTTATTTTGGCTTCGGCGGTGAGCTTTTCGGTGTCGCGTGTAATCTCCACGGCAGTAACAAAGTCGAGCGACCAGGAGCGGTCGCCCTTAATCTCAACTTTTGCGCACAGTCTGAACATTGCTTAAACGGTGTTTAACGGGTGTTTAATAGTCGTATCTGTTTGGGGGCATAGAGCCGGAGCGCACGGGGTTGCGGGTGTCGGTGTTTCCGTCCGGGGAGATATAAAGCGGGAGATCCGGGGAGGCTTTGGAGCTCTGGACATCGCGGAGCCATTTAACGGCATCGTTATAGAGGCACTCGCGGCGCTCATGGCCCATGTTCTGGGGAAGACGGTGGACCATAAGCCACAGGGAGATGTTAACGGCAACCTGCACCAGCATGGCATTACGGCACGAGCCTGAGGCGGCGAAAGCGCGGTCAATGTCGTAACGGCTTCGGAGATAGGAGGAAATCTGCTCCAGTGCGGCGGCTTCGGCGACTTCGCGCGTTTCGGGGCTTTGGGTTATCTGCTCAAACTCGTAGTCGTCGCAGACAGAGCGGTAATCTTCAACAGTCAGGAACATGTGCGCGAGGTTTTGGGGGTTGCTTCATAAATGGCAATCTGGCGGGCCTTTTCAGCGGTCAGACCGGGGAAACGCTTTTGCCGGATCAGCTGCTTCACGCCCTGCATGGAAACGCAGACGGGGCGCCCCTGGTACACGAGCACCAGGAACTTTTTGCGGTAGAGGTCAGCGGAGCGGCGGGCTTCGCCGATCGCACGTTTTTTGCGCCAGTCGAACAGGAGGGCGCGGAGATAGTCGAGAATTACCATAATATATTTTTAGCTGTTTTCCTCATGCCGAAAGAGGGGGTGAAAGATTGGACGCGGGTATCACGCTGTAAAATCCAGATAGCGCCCTCGTCGGCATCGGGGGCGTCGTCGTGGCCGCGCATACCTTTTTCAAAAGCAAGAGTCTGGTCAATGCCGGCGAGCATGTCGGGGTCGTCGCGCTGGGAGTCGTCGTAGGTAACAAAGCCGCGTTCCCACAGGGGGCTGACAGCTTCGACACGCTGGAACTTGTCGGGCTTTTTGCGCTTATCGCCGGTAATGGGGAGCTGGTAGCCGCGCAGTTCCCCCTCGCGGCGGAACTCATCAAGTATAGTGTCCTGCATGAAATTGGCCTCCATGTACCAGCGCACGGCAATGCCCTGGGCGCGCGCCCACTCGTAGAGGTCATAACACCAGCGGACCATTTCGGCCACGGAACACTGCCGGACAAAAGCGCGGAGGTGCCAGAGCTGGGAACCGACCTTGCCCCAGAGCTTCGCGGCCTTAAAGTCGTTTTTGGTGGAGCCCTTGAAGCTGGGGTCGATATAGAGGACAATTTCGGAGAATTTGGACCAAGCCGGGCGTTTGCCCCAGCGGATCCACTCATTTTTGAACACGGCACCCTCGATAATTGGGTTGTTCATGTATTCCTTTTGAAAAGCGCGATAACCGGCGACGGCTGCAAGGTCCTGCACTTCGGCAGGGGTCCATTTGGCAGCCCATGAGATTTTGCCGGCGCGGTCGTAGATGTTTACGCGGGTAACGTGGACAGTCTTAATCTCGCACCACTTCGCCAGGACGGAATTTTTTGCAATGAGGTTGCCAACCATGAAAAAGCGACCGCGGCCGCCGTCGAGAGTGCCGAACAGAGCGGAGCGCACCCAGTCGAACAGTTTAGAGACACGGGCGGGACTTTCCACCAGCTCGTCATCGTCGAGGTCGTCGATAACGACATAATCGGGGCGGTGTGAGCGGTAGCGCAGACCGCGTGGGGACTGACCGCGACCACGGGCAAAAAACGCCACTTCGGAACGGGTTACAAACTCGCCCTCTTCCCAGGATCCGGCGTTGTACTGTTCGCCGAAATCGGCAATATAACGCTGGTTGTACTGTAATTCGGCCTGAATGTCGCCGAGCAGGGTTTTTGCGTTGTCCTCAGACTTGCCGACCAGCACCATGACATTTATTTCGCGCCCCTTGACTTTGGCAGTGCCGAAAATCTCAGCACCGAGAATGTCCCACGCCATAAGCCACATGGGGATAAATACGTCCATGTTGGTGGATTTTGCCGCGCCACGGTGCCAGACAAAACCGGCCTTGAGGTTGCGGTTTTTCCTTATTTTGTTGGCGGCATCGATATGGAACGGCGCGCAGGGCGTCGACTGCCCCGTTTCGGGGTTTTCGGTCCAGTGGGGGAAATAGTGATCTACGAAATCGGCATAATTCAGCAGCAGCCGGCGCAGACGCGCAAGGCGCTGCTCGGCTGTTTCGTTTATGTTTACGGCGGTGGCGGCCTGGACCGTCTCGCAGTGCTGTTTCCACTTTTCGCGTGCTTTTAATATCTCCGCTTTCGTAGCCATGCGTTAAAAACTTTCTTTGAGCTTTTCGGAAATGAAAAGGTCGTGATAATGATTTATTGTTTTGAGCAGTTCCGGGGTAACATTGGGGTCGAAGCTCATGCGGTATTGCAGCCATTTGCTGAAAGCCATAAAAACCTCAATGACATCAACGACTGATGTTTTTTTGTCGAGGCGTTCAACGGTGGCGGCGAACTTGACCAGCTTGTCGGCACTCGCCGCAGTTTTCTCCGGGGAGGGGTCCGCGGCCAAATCCTCAAGCAGCACGTTAATGCTGTTAAGTATCTTGTTGACCAGTTCCGGGCGTGTGATGTTGGCGGCGGCGCGGGCCTGTTCCCAGCCGCCGTCTGCGACCCATTTAGTAACAGTCTGTGCGGACACGCCGACCTTTTCGGCAATGGACTTCTGCGGCTCCCCCTGCATGTAGAGCAGGCGGGCGTGTTCGCGCTGCTGCTCACGGTCTTTTTTAGTAGCCATTCATAATAAAATTACCTGAATTAGATGCAGCGCGCCCACTGCGGGCACGCTTTCACGGTGCAAAGTTGGGGGAAAATCACACTATAATAAAAAAGAGTGTAAAAGTTTTACACTCTTTTTGTTAGGGTTGTGAACTATCCTCAACTTTGCAGCGCAGAACGACATAAAAGCTATATCGCGGCGTAGAGCAGAGGCCAGCTCGCCGGGCTCATTCCCCGGAGGTCGCAGGTTCAAATCCTGCCGCCGCAACAACAATCAAAGCAAGGTAAAAAAGATTGAATAAGTGAAGCCCGGGCGCGGCGGACACACCCCCCTCCACCCACCATCGCGCCGCCGCGCCCCCGGCTTTTTTGAAATTGACAATGAAAGAGGTAATCATAAGCACCGAAGCCGTGAACAGTTACGGCAGCCGCGTACTGACCGACGGCATAGACCTGAGCCAGTACGAGCGCAACCCCGTGCTGCTATGGATGCACCGTAGGAGCTGGGAGCCGGGAGCCATGCCGATAGGCAAGGTCGAAAATCTGCGCGTAGAGGACGGCAAGCTGATAGGCACGCCGGTATTTGACCAGAACGACGACTTTGCCAAGCGGATAGAGAGCAAGTGGGAAAACGGTTATTTGCGCATGGCGAGCGCCGGGCTGGAGCCGACAGAGACCACGCCCGACCCCGCGCTGGTGTTGCCCGGACAGACGCGCGAGACAGTAACGCGGTCAAAGCTGATCGAGGTCAGCATAGTGGATATAGGCGGCAACGATGAAGCCCTGCAACTGTACGGGCAGGAGGGCAAACTGCTGAAACTTGCCGCCGGAGAGGACAGCCCCGGACTGCCGCTGCTCCATGAGAGAAAAGAAGCCGACCCCGAATCGGTCAACACCGAGGAGGGCGAGGAAAACAATAACCCCAAAATCAATTTAACAAAAATGACAAAAGAACAGTTAGCACTCCTCGGGCTTCCCGAAACGGCAACCGAGGAACAGGCGACCGCCGCGCTTAACCTGATGAAAGGGCGCGCCGACAACGCCGAGCAAATCCAGCTGGCAGCCGTAACGCAGGCGGTGGACCAGGCAGTGGCAGAGCGCCG